AGTACACCATTTTTTATAACATGACATTTATCTGTTGGTAAGCCAAAAGCGTCTCTGTATTTTTCATAATTCCAACTACTGTTGAATACATACCAATCATACTTTTTATGATTATCTTTATTTGCAAACCAAGGTTGTATATTTGGTTGGTTTGGAGCATTCTTTTGCCATAAAATATTTATTTTACTTTTGGATAAAGGTATTTTTTCTGGTACAGATGTGCAAATGCTCACAGCTTCTAATAATTTTTTGTCCACAAATTGACTTAAAAAATTATGCTGAAGTTCAGTCCCACCTAATGGCGTCAATCTGTTTCTCCATCCAATGATAACTCTGGGACGATAATGTTAACGTCCCGCTGTATGTCACTCTCACTTGTGTCAGTGGAGCTGTCTTGGATGTCTTTTTTTGCTGCATCTTCATCTTTATAAACTTTACCAGTTTTTTTATTTTTGATGATAACTTCTGATTTACAATGTATTACGTCCATAATCTTAAATACCAATATTTTTTATTAATTGCAAATAAAAATTACCCATTTTCTTGTGAACGATCAAGTAATGCATATGATACTATACCTTGTATCTCATTAGCTGTACCTGCCGTCATTTTCAAAATGTCACCTTCTTCTAAAACAAGTGTTTGTGATATTATTTGTCGTGTTGTATTCGAAGCAATGGCAGCGTTATCAATTCTAAATGTTGCAGATGCACTTGTATCTGTGACTTGTGTTGCTAAATTTACTGCAGCACTTGATGAGCCGTTATGGACTTGTATTTGTTTGACTAGACAACGACCATTAGTTGGTGCTGTTAACACACTTGTTGTTCCTGTGGTTGTTAATGAAAAACCTTGATTTTTATATTGTATTGTCATTGACTCATAAAAAAGTTAAAGGCATCTTGTTCATTTTTTAAATCATTTTGGTAAGCAAAGTTTAATTGATTTACTAATGTTTCTATACCATAAGTTATTTGTCTTTGGTTTTGCACCACATAATCTTCATTCAGTTCAGGAATCAGTATATTTATTTTAGCCAACTTTTCTCGCTCTCTTCAAAGCTTCTTTTGCTTTTTTTGCAATACTAACAACTTGTGTTTTGCCCATAACCTTTGCTCGTTGTTCCATAACAGTTAGTATTTGTATCTTTCGTGCATAAGGTTTATTTATTTTTTTTACTTTAGCCACTGTTTTTCTAGCATCAGTCGGTGTAGCAAATTTAATACTTACTGTATCTTTTGGATTTTCATCAGTGTATAAACGTCTACCAGACTTTTTAGGCTTCTTACCTGTTCCAACTTTAGGATCTTTTTTTGTCATCTTCTACCATCAGGTTGTACATCAGCTCTAAAAGCCCCAAAACGCCAAGACTGATCAGTTGATGTGTTTTCTATTTTAAGTGATGCTAACCTACCACGTGCTCTTGTGTCAACTTTTTTTGTGCTCGATGTAACAGTAAATGGTCCGAGCGGTGAAGACGCCTCTGTTTCAGACGGAAAGTCTTTAAGGTTTATCGTAATTTGAGCATCACCATCTAATTTACCAAAGTCAGGTATAAACCTTCTTATCTTTACGAAAAACTCACCTGCAGTGCCTTCCATTGGCATTTCAAAATCACCTGACTCAATAAATGCGTTGATTGCAGTTTTATTTCCTAATACATCAAGTTGATTATTTCCTGTTTCATGTTTGTATAATGTAGCTGCACCGAACTCATTCGTAATACCATTAATAGACACAGAAGGTAAACCTGTTGCATTGTATTCTGTTGCATATGGATTATCTAATACATACTTATCACTGTATGCTGTTCGTGCTAAAGAGCTTGTTGTCCATAACCCTTCTCTATAATTTAATGTTACACATCGATCTATTTGTGTAGACCCATCTTTACAGTAGAACCAATTTATTTCAGTAAATAAAGTATTATAGCCTGCAAAGACTTGTTCACTTTGACCAAAATTAAATCCTAAATCATCGGAGGTTTGCGTTGTAAATACAAAATCTTCAACAGAACATGTTATCTTTTTTACTGAACCACCATCGTAAGCATAAAAACCACCAGACTTACCCATCCAGTACATAATACCATCCACATGCACTAATGAGTGTTGTGACATGGCTCCACAGTTTGAACCTACTTGTCTTATAGAAAAAGTAAAAGGCGGACCAACAAACTGCATAATATATGCAGAGGTATCTGTCACGATAAATATATAATCTTTACCTCGTGCTGCACTAACTATTTTTGAACCACTATCTAATTGAAATGTTCCTGCTGTGTTTGTAGATACAGGCACATAATCTGTTCTATCTTCTTGATCCGAAAAACGAATAAACATTTTGTCTTGTGTGGTTATATTACCAATAGTTGTTTCTGTACCTAAGTGAATTAAGTGTCTATCAGTATCTGATACGATTGTCATAACACTTGATGTTGGATTTGTAGTAACAGCAGTAGCTCTTGTGGTCACACCACTTGTGGGGTTCCATTCAAAGGTGCCACCATTTTTAATTGTTGCTATAAGTATTGTGCCATAATTATCTAATGACCAATTACCTGGTTCTAAACTTGTAGCTGAAGCTGAGGTTGCTGAACCCCAAGCAGTAGAGCCATTCCAAGTTCCTGTACCCCAACCAAAACCAAGAGTCTGTGTAGCAGAGCCAACAGGAAAATAAGATTGTACTGATCCTGATCCTGCTGCTGTCATACCCGAGCCAGATTCACTTGAAGGCATTGTTATTGTAAAACTATTTGTGGCTGCTGTAATAATCTGAAAAGGATTGTCAGTAAAATTAGCTGCTGTAAATCCTGTACCACTACCAGGCATAGTCACTGATGAAAAAACAACAAACTCACCTGCTGTTAAATTATGAGAAGTTTTGTTTACTGTTACTGTAGCAGAGCCATTTGTAGAGGTGAAAGTTAATCCTGTAATTGCTGTTTCAAGAGGACTAATGTCATAAATACCACCACCATAAAATAAAAATAAACCTTTACTTGTGCCTATGGCTATGTATTCTGTGCCATCTCTATCAGTCCAAATGTGTGATGCTCTTGCCACTCCAGGTAAAGTTGTTGATACAGCTTGTTGCCAACCACCAATTTTTTCAGGTTCACCATAACGAAAACGAACAAAGTCACCATCTGTCCATTGGTTTGCTGCTTCACTTTGTGTTATTTGTTTATTAAAACCACCTTTGAAAGGTATACGAATTAGAGGCATGTCACCTCGCAGTTACAGGGTTTGTTCCGTCCCCAACAAATGGATGTTCAGCAAATGCCATATAAAATACATCAACTCCACTATAATTAGCACCATAACCAGTAGGTTGTCTTAATTTAAATCCATTACTCAAAAAATCAATCCCATACACATTAGTGCTTTCTGTTCCAGTTGTATTTGGAAAAAGTGGAAACAATAAAGGATTGTTTTCGTCTCTGACAGTATCATAAATGTACCACCCAGCACCATTATTTGCTTTGTGCATAAGCCAACGAACTTTAAATCCAGTATAGACAAAAGGACCATCGGCATTACCATTTCCAGTGTATCCACCAAATTTACTAAAGCCTTCCACTTCGTGAAAAACATACGCAACCATATTATCACTACTACTCCATCCGTGTGATGTAAATGTTGTACTTGTTGGAGCAGAACCAGAACTTTGAGCTGCAAAAGAATTATATGAGTTTAATTTGCTATAATCGTAACTACCATCAAGAGCAGTAGTATAAAACCACCAATCACTAGATGAACTCAACCTTTTTTGTATTACAACTTTTGGTGTACCAGATAATCCATGTCCGACTGTGCTTTGCCCTCCATCACCTGTCCATTGCACTATAGAAAATCCAGCAGTTGTATTTGCTTGGACAGTCGAGCTAAGTGAACCATCACCATTACTTGCAGTAGTTCCTCCATTTGCTACCCAGTTCCAAGCTACAACAGAGTCACCAGAGCCATTAATAGAACTATTATCTCCTACTGCATAACCTCCTTTTAAAAATTTATATAAGGCATCAGTTCTTGTAGATTCTGCGTTAGTTGCACTTGGCATTATAAGTTCACCTGCACCTCTGCTTGAATCATAAACTTGATGATTAGAGGATGCAGTTCTTTCTTTAATCCACACAAATCCACTCACCCCTTTTGCAGTTTCTGGCAAGTTGTCCTGTTGTAAAGCCACAAAGCCAGTTGGTGGGGTGTAGTTCCAAGACTTTTGCCCAAAGTTAGGTGTATAGTGTAAATCAGCAACAGTTGTTGAATTTTTAAAAAGAGGAAAATAAGTCTGATCATCAACTAAAGGTTGTGCAGAACCAATAATTGTATTATTTTTAAAATAACTTATTTCACTATCGTCTAAATTTAATGCGATACCAATGACATCACCTGATGCAAAAGTTGTAGAACTGCTATGATTAGTACCATTGTGAAAATATAAACTACGACTATCTATGTAACTTGAAAATGGACTAGTTGTACTTCCTGGGTCAGAATTTAATTTGGACCATTCTGCAACACCCACACCAGTAGCATAACCATTTGCAGACGAACCAGTACCGCCTAATGTCACCTCCCAATAATACTTACCTGAACTTGCACCAAGTGTGCCTAAAACATTTCCAGGATATACATTGTTCATTTCAACTTTTAGATTTCCTTCAGCAAAGGTCATGGACGAATTAGAAGCTGTATTAATATCAATGGTCGCATGATTCTGGGTAGGACTATCGGTGGTCTGGTCTCCAGCTACAAGGTTTGTAACACTAAAATCATTTGTATTACCACTGGTATCATCTCCAAGTGCACTTGACGATCCAAACTGTAATCTAAACCCATTGGTTCCGTAGGTAATACCTGTTAATGCTTTGGGGATCCATCTGCCAGTTGATGTGTCCGTAAGTCCAAATGTGTCAGGTGTTAATGCTGTGCCATCAACTAAATTTGCTTCTGCTATATACCCATCCCAATGCAAATTATTTGTTGGTCTTGCACCAAGAGCATGAGCCACACTATTATTAACAGCCATATCAGTATTGGAACCTGGGTCAGAATAAGTAAGGGTTGTTATTCTATCACCATCAACATATAATTTAATTCTATCAGTTGAAGTTGAGTTAGTTGTGTCAACTGCAACCATAACATGATACCATTTAGAAGAATCCTCTAGTGTTCTTGTGGTAAAAGCATATCCTGCATATCCACTAGCCGTTCTATTTACAAATTCTAACTGATTTGCACCAGATTGGTCCCCATTAATTGATAAGATAGAATAGTTATCAGAACTTCCATCTCTTGCACTAAATATTGCTTTTTCTGCACCAGAGTTTATTGTTCCAGCTCCTAATTTTATCCAACAACTAAAAGTAAATGTCTTTCTGTTTCCAGCACCACTTGGTGTTCTACTTAGGTAAGCACTATCTCCATCGTTAAATATAACACTATTAGCAATCGTGCCATTATCTGTAAAAGGTACGAACTTACCGACACGTTGCCCAGCTCCGTTGCCTTCGTAGATTATCGGAAAGAAATGTTCTTCGCCATTTGGTATTGTTGGTGTTGCCATATTAACTCCCTAAATTCTTAGTGCACAAGGCTTTAAATCCTGTTGGTACACTATATAAAAAATTACCTATCCCACTTGCATCACTGTTTCCACCAGCAGTTTTATTTCCACCAAAAGTACCCTCTTGACCGAAATTAAGATAAACCGAACTTGAACTAGAACTTAAATAAAAACCAAGAATTATATCATTTGTTGATAAACTAAATGAAGTCGTTACTGTTGGGTTAGTTCCTGATGAGGGATTACCATCAGCACCTCCATCAGCAGCGACATACGTATTATTAATACCTAAATAAAATTTATCATTATCTACATCAACTGCAACATTTAAGATATCACCAGCACTTCTATTGCCTAATCCTAAAGCTGTTGTAACAGCATTACCATTATAGATACTATCATTTTGATAACCAAATCCTTGTGATGTGGACAAAGCACCAAACCCATAACCTCCTGCTATACTTGCTTCTTGACCAACTATACATATTCCAAAACCTGTATATAAGCCACCGAGATAATATTCAAAATACCACTTACCTGATTTTGGTAAATTAAATGTGGCTGTTTTATGGTCAAACTGACCACTTGTTCCAGTGCCTTGTAAATTTCCATTTGCTACAGTTATAGAATTTATACCACTTACATCTGCATAAATAGGATTTAAAGTTGCAAAATTATTGGTAGGTGAGTCAAGAACTTGGTCAGATGCTGTAAGGTTATATGAGGTGAAGTCATTACCATTACCTGATTCATCGTCTCCAAGATCAGAACTATCTCTACCATCAATTTTAAATCCGTTGCTTCCGTAACTGCCAGTATATTCTTTGGGTATCCAGATTCCTGAATCATTAAACTCGCCAAAGAAACTAGGGTCATATCCAAGACCATCTAAAAAATGTATTTCTGCCATGTAACTATCAAGTCTATTTCCAGATGCATTTGCACCACCTATATAATGAGCCCTGTTGGTATTAAAATAACTGGTAGCATTTAGAGATGGATAATTTTCAGTTGAAAAACTTGTTTCTCTAATTCCATTAACATATAGTCTCAATCGTTCACTTGCTATTGCTTGGGTTGAGTCATATACATATACAAAATGATACCAAGCAGATGGGTCTCTAAATTCTCTATCCGTAATAAAGCTATTGGTACCATGCCAAGAGTAAAAATTATCATTATAAAAATAAAGATAATCAGCAGAATTACCACCAGCAAGGTCTGTATGTATCATATACATAGCTTGTGCACCAAATTTACTACCAAGTTTCTGCCACCAACTAAAAGTATATGTTTTTCCTCCATCTGAGGCAGTGCCAAGTGTTCTAACTAAATATGGATTATCATCATCATTAAACCTAATTGATTGACTTATTGTGTATCCAGTAGATGCTTGACTATTACCGGGGATAATTATGGGCATTTAGAAGTCCTCCAGCTTTGGAAACTCCCCTAAAGGTCTTGTCATTACAGGTTTAGATTCTGTACCTGTATTTGTGTAAGTGTATAAAGTTTCTAAAACTCTTACATCTTTTGTTGCTTTTATTCTTGTGACCATATCGTTTGATTTTGCTCGTACTGCAGTTCTAAATTTAGAAACATTGTCTGGCAAAGAATAATTGGAAACTTCGCTAGCTTTGATTACCATCCAATCTGTATCTTTGAGAATAGTATAAGCTTGGTTGTTCACTTCATTAACTTTTTTAGTTTTTAATCCCTCAACAGTCACACCATCAACTGTTTTATCTTCCATCTCATGATCTTCTGCTGTCTTCCAAACTTTTTTTACCACTTTGTTTGTTGCATCAAACTGAAAAGACTCACTTCTGTTTTTATAAAATGTCGGATCTTTGTAATTTGATC